TTTGTTGCTGATCGACTCTGGAAATAAGGAGAATACTATGCCTTCAGTTGGAAAAAAGAAGTTTCCCTACACCGAAAAAGGGGAAAAAGAAGCAAACGAATACGGCAAGAAAAAGGGTATTCCTGTGACTGTAATGATTGCAGTTGGTAAACCCAAAATGGGTATGCCTATGCGTGGTGGTAGGACTGCTACCAACATGATGAAGAAATCCTCAAGAGGTAAATAATGGCATCTTTAACCACTCCCTCCACTCTATTGAATGCTGTTACAACAACAGGTGCATCTCGATCTGTGCAAGCAGATGCTGGTCAACCTGCATTTCTGCAAGTTAGTGGTATTACAACAGCAACTGTTGCATTCCAAGGTAGCTTGGATGGAACAACCTTTGCCACAATTGGCACTGCTTTGACTGCTGATGGCATTGTTACCATTGCCAATGCTCCTAAGTATTTGCGAGCAAACGTGACTGCTTACACTACAGGCACTATCACAGCCAAAGTGTTGTACTAAGGAGAAACCCTATGAAAATGACTAAATCACAGAAAAAGGTCAAGAAGGTCATGGGGGAGTACAAAGAGGGAACTCTGCACTCTGGTAAGGGTGGCAAGGTTGTGACCAATCCAAAACAGGCAGTTGCCATTGCTTTGTCTGAAGCTGGTATGTCTAAACCAAAAAAGAAGATGAAATGAAAACTGGCTTGTACTCAAACATCAATGCAAAACAGGCTCGTATCAAGGCAGGGTCTGGCGAGAAGATGCGTAAGGTAGGTAGCAAGGGTGCGCCTACAGCGGCTGACTTCAAACAGGCGGCAAAGACTGCAAAGAAGCCTAAAAAGGTGAAGTAGATGAAAACACCCACTTGGCAAACAAAAGCTGGTCAAAATCCAAAAGGCGGCTTGAATGCCAAGGGTAGATCGTCTTATAATGCGGAAACTGGTGGCAATCTGAAGCCTCCAGTAAAGTCGGGGGATAACCCTCGCAGAGCAAGTTTCTTGGCTCGCATGGGCAACAATGCTGGTGCAGAGTACAAGGATGGTGAACCAACAAGACTGCTTCTTTCGCTCAAGGCATGGGGTGCAACCTCAAAGGCTGACGCAAAGGCAAAAGCTAAAGCTATATCCGCAAGGAATAAGGCAAAAGCGAAATGAGAGCATTATCAGTTGGAGTTAGTCCCACAGCGGCAGTAGACACTACAGTCTATACCTGTCCTACTGGCTATTACTCTAAATTTACTGTAATGTATATACACAATACAGGCGGGTCTACCAAGCATATAACTGTTCAATGGTTTGACGCAAGTGCTAATACCACTCTTGATATATTGACTAATTACGATTTTTCATCAAAGACCTATTTGCAGTTTGATGGCAATGCCTACATTGTTTTTGAAGAAGGCGATAAGTTAAAAATAACTACTCAATCTGGAAGCACATTTAGTTTTATAGCAACATTTGAAGAAGAAGGGTTGAGTAGAGCATGACCTACCTTGAACTTGTAAACGATGTACTCGTAAGATTACGTGAGACAACAGTATCAACTGTTTCCGAAACCTCTTATTCTTCCTTAATTGGAAAATTTGTTAATGATGCAAAGCGTCAGATTGAAGATGCTTTTGCTTGGAATGTTTTGGGTCAAACCATTACAGTGACCACTGTAGCATCTACACCCGCTTATTCTCTGACAGGTGCTGGTCAGAAGTTTCAAGTGATGGATGTAATCAACACCACAAGCAATGTTGGACTCATAAACATCACTTTTGTGGACATGAACCGCAAATTAAACTTTACTCCACTTGTCAACTCAATACCTACAGAATTTGCTTTTGATGGTGTTGATGGTAGTTACGACACTAAGGTAAATCTATATCCAATACCTGATGGTGTTTACACAATCAAGTTTGCCCTGACAGTGCCACAGGCTACCTTGACATCAGACTCAACTGTTGTTGCTGTTGCTGACACTCTAGTGGCTCAGAATGCCTATGCTCGTGCTTTGGTAGAGCGTGGTGAAGATGGTGGTTTGAGTTCATCTGAGGCATACCAGTTGTATAAAGCCATGTTGTCTGACAGCATTGCTTTGGAAGGCACTCGCTATCCTGAGAATCAGGAGTTTGTTGCGATATGAGCCAACAAATACAAACCTTTAGCGTTTCAGCGCCAGCACTTTATGGTCTGAATACGCAAGATTCACCTCTTGATCTTGCGGCTGGATATGCTTTGGTTGCGACAAATTGCGTAATTGACCAGTATGGTCGTATGGGTTCACGCAAAGGTTTCTCAAGAGTCAATTCCTCCAGTGGCAATTTAGGCGCTAATGATGTAAAAGTTATTCATGAGTTAGTCCAAGCTGATGGTACTTTGACTGTATTGTTTGCAGGTAACAACAAGTTGTTTAAACTTGATGGAAGCAATGCTGTTGTTGAGTTAACTTATGGTGGTGGGGGTACTGCTCCAACCATTACTGATAGCAACTGGCAATGTGCATCATTAAATAACATAACTTACTTCTTTCAGTCTGGTCATAATCCTTTGATCTATGACCCTGCTGTCAGCACCACAACGTATCGTAGAGTGTCTGAGAAGTCAGGTTATGTTGCTACTGTTCCTGATGCCAACATCTGTATTTCAGCTTTTGGTAGATTGTGGGCGGCAACTACAACAACAAATAACTCTACTGTCTTTTTCTCTGATTTGATTGCTGGTCATGTTTGGTCAACAGGTACATCAGGTTCTTTGAATGTAGATCGTGTATGGGCGAATGGCGCTGACCAGATCACAGGTCTTGCGGCACACAATGGGTTTTTGTTTATATTTGGTAAACGTCAAATTCTTGTTTATCAAAATGCCACTACACCAGCATCAATGTCATTAAGTGACACTGTTGAGGGTATTGGTTGTATCGCAAGAGATAGCGTTCAAACAACTAGCACTGATGTGCTGTTTCTGTCTAACTCTGGTGTCAGATCACTGATGAGAACAATCCAAGAGAAGTCTGCTCCTGAGAGAGACTTGTCTAAGAATATTCGTAATGACTTAACAACTGTACTAACTGGTGAGGCACTGGCAGACATAAAGTCGGTTTATTCTGAGCGTGAAGCGTTTTACTTATTGACTACACCATCCATAGGTGCTGTATTTTGTTTTGACACTAAAGCGTATTTGCCTGATGGTTCGGCTAGGGCAACAACTTGGGACTCAATTACTCCAACAGCATTTTTATCTAGGCGTGATGGTAGTTTGTATATTGGCAAGAATGGCTATATTGGTTTCTATGATACTTACCAAGATTATCAATCTGCATATCGTATGTTGTACTACACAAACCATGCAGACCTTGGTAATCAGAATCAAACTTCTATTTTAAAGAAGCTGTCTATTGTAGTTATTGGCGGTACAAATCAGATTGTTACCTTTAAGTGGGGATTTGACTTTAAAACAAATTATTTGTCTGCTGATGACACTATCCCAACTCAAGGCGAGTCTTTTTATAACATTGCTGAATATGGTGCTAATGCCACTGTAGTTGCAGAATACTCTGATGGTGTTGCGTTACAGACTCTTACAGTTTCAGCATCAGGAAGTGGGAAAGTTGTTCAAACTGGATATGAGACAGACATAAATGGTACTGCGTTGTCTATTCAGAAGATTGAAATGCAAGCCAAAAATGGCAAAGTAAGTTAAAGGAGTAACTATGTCAGACTACACAAAATCAACAAACTTTGCAACCAAAGATGCTTTAATTTCTGGTAATCCTTTAAAGATTGTTAAAGGTACTGAAATTGATACAGAGTTTAACAACATTGCTATTGCCATAGCAACTAAATCTGATCTTGCAAGTCCTACCTTTACTGGTACTCCTACATTGCCAACAGGAACGATTGCTGTAACGCAATCTAGTGGAAATAGTACAACTGCAATAGCTACAACTGCTTTTGTTCAAGCGGCATTGCCGATTTTGTATCCTGTCGGTTCAATTTACATTAATGCCACTGTCAGCACCAATCCTGCTACTTTGCTTGGATTTGGTACATGGACTGCATTTGGTGCTGGTCGTGTCATGGTTGGTTTTGATTCAGGCAATGCACTTTTTGACACGGCTGAAGAAACTGGCGGTAGTGCTAATGCTACATTGCCAAGTCACACTCATACAGCAACAGTAACTGACCCAAGCCACTTTCATG